TGGCGTCGTCGCGGCTGATGGCGGTGGGGATCACCTGACTGCCGTATTCATCATACAGCCGCAGGATCTCCTCGCTGACGTAGTCGCCCGCTCCGGTGCCGGTCTTGGTGTTCCACGGCAGAGCAAACTGCTGCGCCGCGTTCAGCGCCGTACCGCCGCCGCTGGGCTTGCCGGTGCGGTGCACTTCGTTGCCCCACACGTCCAGCTCGGGATCCAGCAGATAGGTCAGACCGGGGATCTTCGCCAGCACCTGATTGACGATGGTCTCGAAGTCGCTGTCGCCCTTGGTCTTTCTCTGCACGGGGTCGATGGATCGGGCAGCCTGTCCCACCAGGGTGGGGATGCTCTGGCTCACCACGTTTTCACCGATGCTGGCGGCGGTGGCGGAGGCGCCCGCATCATAGCCGCCCAGCACGTCGTAAAGGCTCTGCAGCATCGACAGCTCGAACAGGCTGTCGGTGCCGTCCATCACGGCGCCGAATACCGATGCCGCGGAGATCTCATCCTCCCGCAGCCGCTGGCCGATGCTGGCGCCCACGATCAGCGGCGCCGCCACAGGCTGCAGCCAGTCCAGCGTGATGGAGGTGTCGCCGATGATGATGGCGTTCTCTTGCCGTCCGGCCAGCTCGTCCGCCGCCCGCTCCTTCTCGGTCTTGCCGAATCCGGTATTGAACAGACCGGCAGAGCCAAGCAAAAAGCCGATAAACCCTAACGCCGTACCGGTGATACCCTTGGAAAATTCGTTAATGATGTCCGCCGTAGTGGCAGCGCTCTTACCGCGAGCGCGTTGAATCAGGTCAAATGCACCCTTGGCAATACCCATAGGGCTGTGCATCACCGTCTGCTTGGCGATGTTGGCGGGGGTCTTGCTAAAGGGAATCACCACGTCCACCGCCTGACCAAACAGCCGCAGACCGTTCTTGTCGCTGTTCTGATACCTCTTCAGTGAGGTCAGCACGTCGCTGATGGCGGTATCGGCGCGGAATGTGGCCTCCAGCGCCCTCTGCATCGCCTTCTTGTGCAAATCTTCGGTGATTTCGGTCTTTTCGCGGGCGGTCATCATCTGACCCAGCGCGTCAATATAGGCGGGTTTGAAGAAAAGGATGTCCTCCCGCTCCAGCCATTCGCTGTTTTTGCCGCTCAGGTTGTTGAAAAATTCGCCCACCTTACCGGTGCCGAAGAATTTGCGGTGCTGCTTCAGCTGTCCGGTGCCGGTCTCGTACTTGGCGCCCCGTTTCTGCATCTCCAATACCGCCAGTTCCGCGTTTTTGCGGATGGCGGGCATAATGTCTTGGCCGTGTTTGGTGTTCTGCCAACCAAGATAGGCACCCCGCTGGTCAGCGGGTACACGGAACATACGCTCCAGACCCATAGAAATCAAATCGTTAGCTTTGCGGATGCCGGCATAGGCGCCGTTGGATACCATATTGCGCACGTGGGTCTTCACGTTGGCCAGCATGGCGAATTTGCGCCACGCCTGCAGAAAGTCTCCGAATTTCACCGTCATCTTGGCGCCGAGGAAATCATAGATATCCTCCATGGCGTCCGCCTGTTTAACGGGATCGTCGGTCAGCTCCTGCACCCGCTCGGCCATCTCCACCAGCGTCTTCACGTCCTCGTCGGTTAGGGTGGGCAGTTCCAGCGCCTGCTCCATGGCGCGGCGGGTGGCATCGGCAGTCAGATGTCCTTTGCGGTGCAGCTCATACAGCCGCTGGGCCAGACCACCGTCACCCTTGCGCAGCTTCTTCAGCACGTACCGCTTCACCTGCTCCGGCACGTCGGTGGCGTCCTTGATCACCTTTTCCAGATTCGCCTCGATATCCGCACGGGTCAGGTACGTTCCCTCGGTGGCGGCAAGGTCCTTTGCTAGGGCGCCGACAACGTTCTCGCGGCTTACCTGCACCATGACCTTTTGTCCGTTGCCCTCTTTTTCGGCCACCCGAACATCCGCGTCCTCGACCGCTCCCTCACCGTTAGGCGATTCGGGGCGGGGGGATTGTATCTCGCTCCTCTTCAGCCGCGACAGCTTATCCATCGCGCCGACGATATCGTCCGCCAGCGCGTCCAACCCGTCATTGGCACCCTCGCCGATTACGTAGTCCGCATCCGCTTTTACGGTACGGTGGGCAGCCTTCAGCACGCCCTCGGGGGTCATACGCGCCATCATACTGAATGCCTGCACCGCCCGGCCAAGTTCGGTACCGCGGCGGGACAGACCGGCGATCAGATCCATCATCACTTCATAATCGCCGTCATTATAGGCCTTGCGGGTCAGCTCGATACCTGCGGCCACGTCCACCTCGGTTAGCCGCCCTTGATAGGAACGGCGGCTCAGCTGCCGCAGCAACTTAGCGTTGTACTTGGGATCCATCAATTTGTCCTTAGCCTTGTTCAGCGTCTTTTGGTTGCTGATGGGGTCATAGGTCTCACTGCGACCCGCCATCAGCTCCAGCAGCTCCTCGCTGTGCATCTCGTCGTTACCCTTCAGACGTTTCTCCCAGAATTGCCGCACCTTGCTGCCCTCCTCACCGGGCTCCAGCTGCAGCAGATCCCACTTGCGGCGGGCGGCGAACAACTGCAGGTCGATCTTCAGGCCGCCCGGCTTATAGTCGTTCAGCGTGCCCTCCTGCTCCATCTGAAGGATCTCTGCGGTGCGCTGTTTCTCCAGATGGCGGATCGTCTCCTGCAGCGCGGCGGGGTCGTCGGGCAAACTCTGCTCGTAGGCGTCCGCGTAGGCGTTAGCGTCCACCCGCCGTCCTTCGATCTCCACCATACCGGTGGGGCGGTCAAACTGCTGGCTGTTGTACAGCCGCTTCAGCGTCTCCTCTTCACCCAGCTCCTGCAGAATACCGTCAAAGTCGGCGGCGGTGGCCTTCCGCTTGCCCTCTGCAGTCAACTGCAAAGCCCGCTCCACCACCTGCACGTCGCCCACGGGCACCGTAGCCGCGTCAGCGCCGTAGCCTCCCTCCCCGAGGGAGGTGTCGCCATCGGCGACGGAGGGAGTTCCCATCCACCGCGCCCGCGCCTCCGGCGTCATGGCATCACCGGTAAAATATTCATCCCCTAGCAATGCATTTTGGGTGTTGACATTTTGCGCGAGTTGTGATAAACTTCTTTTCGCAAGGTCAACAATGCTTGTCACCTCGGAGGGTTGGACTCCTATGCTGCCAAGCATCTGTTCGGCCTTGTTTTTGTTTATAATTACTAACCGCCCGCTTTCTGCTGCGACTTTGATTCGAATCGCAAAATCATCAAGCGGATATACACTTTTGATTTGGTGAATATCCTCTCCCTCCATCGTTTCGTTTCGCAGTACGCCGGCGATAATATACGAGTTTGCTCCTTTGGTATCTTTCATAGAGGCGGAAGTAATCACCGTCACCTTTTTGCCGTTATCAATAAGCATAGGAGCGTCATTGAGGCTTTTCGGTAGGTTTTTAAAGAACTCATAACTCACAGCGTGAGAAGAGTAATGCTTGTTATTGCCTTGGCTTCGTCTGGATTTTCTATAATCCCCTTGATTCATAACGAAGGGGGCGTTAGCAAATCCGGCTGTTTCCATCGCAAGCGCGTGACCGATATATATCGAATTACTTCCGTTTAGTTTTCCTGTTTCCACAAGAGCAAGTTGCTCCAGATACGGCATTACAGAAGTTTGACGGATGCTATACTCCACATCCCCCTCACGGGCGCCCTTCTTATTCTCCACCGCTTCCATAAACAACCTCTCCAGCATCGCAATATTGCGGGCGGAGGGGTTATTTTTTATGCTTACGGCGCGACGGACGCGATCCAGCACACGGACGAAGGCGTTGCCGGTGTTGGCACTACCGTCCACCACCGCCTGGGCGAAGCCGTCCTTATACAGGTTGTTACCCACCCAGTCGGCAAGGGTCTCCTGCCGCACCTGCTGCTCGGTCAGCCGGATCCCACCGGCGGCATGCCGCTGGCTGGTCTCGGCCTGCAGGCGGTTCCACGTCTCGGCGCCCACCATCCGCTGCACCGCCTTTTCCAGGGCGGTCAGCTGGCGGGTTCCCTCGGCGCTGTGGGTCATTTCATGGGCGATGGTATATCCCAGCATAGCCTCTTGGCTCACACGGGGATTCAGCGTCACCGTGTCCGTAGTGGGGTCATAGCTTCCGTAGCGGCCATCCTGCACCAGTGCAGAGTCCTGCGCGGCAAACACCACCCGCTGATTCAGCTGTACCGCCGCCGCGGCGGCCGTCTCCGCCACCTCGTTGGTGATGCCGGCTCTCTGCGCGCTCTCCAGGACACCCTGCTCGATGGCGCGACCGCGCCGGGCGGTCTCGCTCTGGCTCTCCATCACCATACGGCCGACAGCATAGGGGGAGATCTTCTTGCCGGTCTCCATCCGTTTCTGCATAGCCTCCGCCGCCAGATAGGCGTCGCTGCCCTTGGCGGTGTTCATCCCCATCGCGATGGCGTCCTCCATCGTCAGACCTTCCTCGCCGTGGATATAGGCGTTGCCGATCTGCGTAGCGGTGGTGTATTGACTGATATTGCGGATGGCGGCCTCGGCGGTGATGTTGGATCCGCTCATAATGCCGCCCATAGCCACGCCCCATCCAAATTCGCTCAGCGCCCGCTGGCCGCTAATGGCGGCGTCGGGATCGGTCCAGGATGCCAGTTCCTTATCCTGGTCGTACACGGCTTTGGTGATAAGGCCCTCAGTGATGCCCTGCAGCACTTCTTCTTTGCCTTCATCCAGCGCGGATTTCACAAACTGCCACACACCTGCTTTAGTCTCGGGAAGGTGCTGAATACCACCGGACGTTTCTATGGCCGCACCGGCAAAACCGAACAGAACGGCGGTCAGCTGGGCTTCATCCTCGCTGGCACCGTTTTGTTTTGCCTCATAGTACGTGCTGCCGTAGGTGGGGATGGCGCTGGCCCAGAAGTTCGGGTCTTTTGCCAGATTACCTAATGCAGAGACACCCTTTTCCAGAACGTTACTACCGGTAACGGCAGCCGAACTGCCGCCGCTGAGGATAGACGTCACCGTGGTGGGTATTGCGTATCCGACGATGCGGGAGCCTTGCGCCAACGTTTGACCGGCGGGGTTCAGCGTTTCGTTGTACACCTGCAGCTGACGATACGGTTCCTCCATCGTTTTGATGGCCGTTTTCGCCTCGCGGTTCAGCGCGATGGGCGTTGCCTTGCCGTTGACGGTATCGGGAAGGATGGCGTCTGCCGCTTTCGCGTAGCTCATACCATAGTCCATAATACCCGCGGCAACGTTGGCGCCCACCGTCATCGCACCGCGCTCAAATGGCGTTGCCTGCTCCGACCATTCACGGATCTCCTGATCGCGCTGATACTGTTCCGCCGTGGGGTACTGCGTCATCAGTTCGGCGGCCGCTCTCTTCAGTTTGTCGGGATCCCGCAGGTATTCCTTCCGCTTTTCGGCGTTGGCACGCAGTTCGTCATCAGTATACACGCGGTGCTGTTTTCCTGATTCCAGCACCTCTCTCGGGCTCAACGACGTGTCCGGTGCCCATTCCGTGTTGACGGTGGGCAGACTGCGGATAACTTCCAGTTCTTTCATAGCGTTGGGTACAGCGCTATCCGGTATCGAATTAACACTATACCCGAAAGTCGGCAGGCCCCGCTCCTGTGCAGAGGGAATCAGGACCTCGTCAATGTACTGCTGTTTGATTTTTTTGTTTTCTTCCGACACTTTATCTAAAAAATGTTCCTGCGGATAATAACCTTTCGGCACGGTCGACACAGTCGGTGCTACTTTGATCCCCAGCTGTTGATATAAGCCGTCGCGGATAGAACCGCTCACCGGTGCAGCGGACGGCGAGTCTTCAGCCTTGGTGACTCCAAGCTGTCTGTATAATTCTTCTCGAATAGATGCATCGCTCATAATATCCTCCATTAAATCGGGTTATGCCATCGTCCCGTGCTGATACGTGCTGTTGTAGGCCGTTTTGGCGTCCGACACGCTGACGCCCAGTTTGGCGCAAAGATCACTCAGGCGAGTCTTATTGTCGGAGGCGTCGCTCTTTGCTGCCCAGTTCGTTGCGATGAAATGACCGGCCGCATACGCTTTTGCGTACCTCTGTTCCAGGGCAGATAACTTCTTGAAAGACTTATCCGCGTCGAGGATGCTGTTTATCTTATTCTGAGCGTAGACTGCATCTCCCCGTTCATTGGTGTAGAAGGTTGCACGGAACGGTCCCCAATCGTGGATTTTGAGATCAAGCGTGCCGACGAAATCCTTTGCTTTCGCTTCCGCGGCATCGGCTACGGCATCGGCACCCGCTTGGCCACCACCGGAATTAACAAAAGTCAGCGCCTCATTGTCCGAATACCCTAGATTCTTCGCCTTCTCATACAACGCTTTACGATTAGCGTCACCACCGTACAGAATCTCGTTCACCTGACGGGAAATAGTGGCGTCCATGCCGCTCTCCACGTCGGCGTCCACCGCATCCTGGATCGCTTTATTCCGCTTCTCGTTGGCGGCATTTTGATCAGCGATAACCTGTGCATTATATTTCTGCTGAGCCTCGTACGCCTTGGCGGCATAGTCCATATCCGCCGCATAGGCCTCGGCGGCAGCTTGGTTGGTGCTGTTCTCCAGATCGGCCAGCGCGGCGGCGTACCAGTCGGCGGTGGCCTGCTGCCGCTGGAGCTTGGCGTCGGTTTTCTTGGTCTCACCCTCGGCAACGATCTGGTCGATGGCGTTCTGATAGGCCTGGATCTTGGCGTTCTCGTTCACCCGCACGGTGCGGTCCGCCTTCTGCTTCTGGATGGCCAGCGCCGTCTGCATGCTGGAGGTCAGACCGCTGTCGGTCACCCCCATATTGGCCAGACTCTCGCGGATCTGCTGTTTGCTCACCGCGTCCGCGATGGCGTTTTTGTCATACTCCACGCGGCTCTCCAGCGGGGCGGCGTCGATGCGCTGCTGATACTGACCCGTCTGGACGGCGGTGGACTTGTCGATGGCCGCGTTGATCTGCTTCAGCGTGGCGGCGTCGGTTTCCTGCTTCTGTTTATATACCTTATCCACCGACTTTTTGCCGGCGGCATAGGTTTCATCCTTGTATTGCTGCAGCGTTTTTCCCATTTATCTCACCACTCCTTGCTGGCGTACTTTGATATGCAGACCGTCCACCTCCATGGCGCGGTCACAGTCGAATCGAACACCAAAAACCTGTACCATCCTCACGTTGGGGGTCACGTGGGCGCTACGCAGATACCGTCCGGCGCGGGCGGCATCGTCGCGATAGTCCTTCAGCGGATACGGATCCTCGTGCGGACCGTTCTCGGTCAGATAGGTCAGCCGCACCCGTCCGCCGGGCAGACAGCCCACGTTGGTATAGATCTCCTCGATGCTCTTTTTGCGGTCGGGACGCCCGAAATCCCACCATTTGGTAGCGAAGTGACAGGGGATATGCTTCCCGCTGTCTGTGCCTTCCTGCAGGACGTCGGTGCTCCCCTCCAGGCGGAATATGGGCTCGGTGGGGGCGTTGTCCTCGATGGTGGCGGACAGGCGCAGGTTGGAGCCGTCCGACACGATGCCGCTATAGGTGTATTTGCCGGACTCCTCCGCCAGGGCGGGCAGGGTCCAGGCGAACCAGGGCAGAGCCTTGCGGGCGCTGTCCTCGTCGCTGTAATAGTTAAAGCTGTGGAAGGCACTGGTCTGTGTATCCAGCAGATAGACGTTTTTGCCCACCAGCAGCATATAATAGCCTTCGTATTCCACGGCCTGCGCCCGCCGCATGGTCTCCACCCCGTGGGCGGTCAGCCGCGAGCGGATATTGCGGGATATCATCCGCACGTTGCGCTCGCTGAATTGGTTGGTGGCGGTCAGCATATACACCTGACCGTCGTCGTTCATCCACACCAGGCGGTTGTTCACCAGCTGCACCGTATCGGGGCAGGTGCAGCCCACGGCGGGGCTGATGGGGGTCACGGGGAACTTGGCGCCGTATGTAGTGATGGCTACGCCGCCGCTCACCGCGAAATCGGTGTCCGCCTCGGTGCCGGCAACGTATTGCAGGGCGTACATTTCCCGCTCCTTATACACCACCAGCAGGTCGCCCTGTTTGCCGAAGGCGGTCACCGCCTGGCTCTCGTCGCCGATGCGCACGTAGTTGTGCTCGGGGAAATACAGCGGATGCTCGATGCCGCTCCACCGCACCAGGTTGGGCTCGTCAGGGTTGCCGGTGACAAAATAGCGGGTACCGCCCTCGATACCACTGCGGTCACCACCAAAGGGGATGCCGCGGGTCATACGGCAGATCTCCAGCCGCTGGCTCTCGTATTTTTCATTCCGCCATGCGGTAATTTTCAGATTGTTGTCTGTAAAGGCAGGGAGGGCGGTGGTGGCCGGTTTTCCGGTATCGTTGGTTGCATTGACGGTGGTGGTAACAATACCTCTGCGGCTATCAAACTTCACCAACAAAGTTACACTGCTATAACTGCTTTCCAGTCCGACTTGAGATGCGTCCAATGAGATCTCGGTGATGGCCACGCGTGATCCCGCATAGGTTATCTCACAGTCCTTGACAACGGTGGCGGTACCATCGCCCAGCGTCACCTCCACCCGGAGCATAGTAGCTCCCGCTTTGGCGATGGTAGCACTGGTCCCCAAATCATCCTGGGGCAGCTTCCACGTTTTGCTCACACCGTCGGTGGTAAAGGTGCAGACAAATTCACGGGTCAACATATTGTAGTCCTCGTATGCGGAGGGCTCGGCGTCACCCTCAAATTCCTCACCCGCTCCGTTGATCATCACCGTAGGCGCGTAGGGCTCCGCCGCCACCCAGGCTTTCCCATCGGTGGTGTCGGTCAGATCGTCCGGCTCCTTGATCACGTCGCCGCCGGACATCAGGAAATACCAGCGGGTTTTTGCATTCTTTTCGGCGCGGAATCCCAGTGCCGTAGCTTCGTATCCGTCGGCGGGCACCTGTCCCCAATAGTCCGGTGCAGCCGAGCCCAGCTCGGTCAGACCGTCACGGGCAGACAGCAGCGCCGCATAGAAGGCGATGGCCTTGCCGGTGGTAGTCGTCCGCACACGGCTGAGCAGCAATTCCCGCTCGTTGATCCTCTGACGGACGTTATAGTGGCTGGCGTCCGCCTTCTTGATCACCAGACCGGGGCGTGTCACCAGGGCACCGTTGTGCCACCACATATTTTCCACGTCGGTCAGCTGGCTGTCGGTCAGCCGCCCGGGTGCGTCGTATTGGTTCAGACCGCCCGACAGCTGGGGGACGGTTACGGTGAATGGTGCCGATACCGGCAATTTACGATAGCCCATAGGTCACACTCCTTTTAGATGCCGGCCATACTCTGAGCAAGCATTGCCCGCTGTTCCGGACTCATTCCGGCGATTTTCTCCTTATATTCGGGGGGCAGCTGGTTCAGTGTCTGTCCCACGTCCTCGCCCTCGCCGTTCCCCTCGGTGGGCGGCGGCGTGGCGGGGGTCTGTTTATCCTTCAGCCCCTGTAGGATCTTTTCCTGGTTGGGTATGCTGCCCTTGGGCAGGTTCTCCAGATACTCCACGGGGGTGAGCAGACCCATCCCCATCACGTTATCCAGCGTCATCAGCTGCTGGATCTCGCTCCATAGGTTGGCGGGGCCCACGTCCACCCGCACGTTGATCAGCAGGTCGTGGTATTTGCTGCCGTCAAAGGGCATATACCACACGCCGTCCTCGTCCTCCATTTTCAGCTTGCGCTGAGCATACCAGCACACCCAGTATTCCACCCAGATACGCGCCACGTCCTCCACAAAGGAGTTGACCCGCTCGGACAGCATCTGCAACGGCATCATCGCCTGCTCTCTCACAGCCAGTATGGCGCTGGTGTTGTCGGGGCGCATATTACCCAGGGCGGCGTCGTTGGCGCCGTTGGTGGACAGGGTGTTGGTGATCAGGCTGTTCACCAGGTTATCAAACTGGGGGGAGAAGTTGGGCGGGATCTCGTAATGGATGGCGTTGCTCAGGTCGTCCGCTCCCGCCACGTGGATGATCTGCCCGGGGTCGTTGGTCACCGGCTCGGTCACCACGTCGGTGTTCACCACCGTAATGGGCATACCGATCATCGAAACGGCGTGGGCGGCGGAGGTGATGGTGCGGTTGATGGCGATCTGGTTGGGGATCAGATAGGTCGCCTCGCTGACGCCATAGGCACAGCCCCGCTCCTGTTTCCAGTCGATTTTTGCCAGCGGATACCGTCTGAGCTTGGTATCCCACTCCCTTCGGATGGTGGCACCCTTGACCACCCGCACCGCGTGGATGGTGTATTCATCGGTTTCTTTGTCGTACACCTTGGTCAGCTTGGTCAGCACGGTGATCTTGCGCTCCCCCTCGGGCTCTCGGGTCTGCACCTCGCCGGCCATATAGGCAGAATCCTTGTCCGGCTTGATGGCGTCCTGCTCCTCCTGGGGACGGCGGTTGCGGCGTGCCTCTCTCTTGACGTCCTCCACGCGGCACCGCTGGGCGATGATGATGTAGGGTTGATTCTGAATATCCGGCTCAGCCGTGTCACCGTAGTACACGTTCTCGATGTCCAGCACCTCACAGCGGATATCGCCGCGGATGGGTTCCGTCCGCGCCTGGTCGGCGAATTGGCCGGTACGGATGCTGTCATCCCAGTAGGTATACAGCACACCGGTGCCGGTGATAAACGCCTGCTGCAGACAGAGGGCTTTCAGATCGGTGAATTTGACCCGCTCCGCCGTCACCTTGAAATAGTCGGTCATGGCGGACATAGCCAGCTGGATCTCCTCATCGGCGGACAGCATCATGGCGTCGCCGGTGCGCAGCGCCTTTTTGCCCTGGCTTACCCGCTCCGTGGACGCGGCGTCGGTCGTTACACCCTCCGCGGTATAGAGGACGGCCACGGGACCGCCGCCGGCCACCGCCATTTTGAATTCGCCGACGCGCTGGATGACGTTAAGGCGCACCAAAGGTCGCTGATCGCCGCACTGGGCACCGTGCCACTGGTCACCGAGGAAAAACCGCTGGTTGATGCGGTTTTGTTCATACATGCCCAGTCGACCGAGGGCGGTTTTATAGTCCACGCCCTGCCGATATTCCTCAAACACCTTTTCGTGATCGTGCCACAGTTTTTCGTTTTCACTCATATATTGATGCTCCTTTCACAGTCACCTTCGGACTTTTACTTCCACAGTACTCCTCTCGCCTCCCCTTGTCAGGGGAGGGGGACCGCCGAACGGCGGTGGAGGGGTAGTCGTTCTCCACTTGAACACATAAGAAACGCCGCCGCCACGTAGACGGTGGCGTTTGTTATAGGCTCAATTTGCCCCCCTTGCCTCCCTTGTAAAGGGAGGTGGCACGGCGTAGCCGTGACGGAGGGATTGCCCCCCTTGCCTAAAGGGGGGATGTCGCGTCAAGCGACAGGGGGGATTCCTCCCGCCCGCAGGCGTTCTCGTAGGGCGGGGGGATACTCCCCTCACCACGGTACCGTCGGCTGTGCATCCACACGGACGCCGTTGGCGCGCTTGACGCTGTTGCGGTGGCGATGATACTCATCGCTGTACCAGTTATAGGCTTCGTTGTCGCCCGCTCCCAGCGCCAGATACATAGCCATACCGGGCACAGCCACCCGCACCGCCTCGTCCTCGCTGAGCAGGATTTCTGTATCGAGATCCGTCGGCAGGGGCTCCGGCTTTTCGGGGTGCTTGATGCGGTACAGATCGGCCAGCACCTGCTGCAGGATGGGCAGACCGCGGCGGATCAGCTCCGCATTGAGGGAGTTGTCCGCCTCACCCATGTGGGTGGTATACCCCAGCAGCTGCATAGCGCGGGTCAGCAGTTCGTTACCGGTCACGGCTCATCACTCCCCGTCGGTCTTTTTGGTGGCCTTGGGTGCCTTCGTGGTCTTGGGTGCCTTGGGCACCACCTCCACATACCCCTGCGCCAGCAGGCGGTCCCGCTCCGTCTCGCTTTTCACGATTCGGTGCACGTTGCTTTTTTTCAGCTCAAACATAGCTTTTCTCCTCTCTTGCATTCAACTGCAAATTGTTATGTTGGGAGAAAGGCACCGCCTTTCTCGGGGAGCGGCAAGCGGCACTAAACATCAGCACCACCTTAAAGCCGCTCCAATGCTCCTAAAGCCGGAGGGAAAATTCCCTCCGGCTTGCGGTTCATCAGTAGGTATAAGCAAACACGGTGCCGTCGTACGACTTCTTGGTAAAGAGGTCGTAATACACACGGTAATCCGTCTTCCAGGCATCCGCCTTCAGATTCTGCTGGGGGGTGAAGGAGCGGATCTTCTCGGTCTTCTTGACCAGAGAGGCAGCCTTCTTGGGCAGCACCATCAGACCGATGCTCTTAGCACCGCTGGCGGGGGTAAAGCCGCCGGCCTCCTGGCCCTCGGTGGTGCCGTCATTAAAGACGTACGCCGTCTTCATACGACCGGACTGCACGGGCAGGATGGGCACACCGTTGTACATGGTCACCTTGGTGGTGATCTCCCCCTTCTTGAACTCGCCCACGCTCAGGTGGCGGGTGATCTCGGGGGTGGACTGCAGCGCGGCATAGAAAACGGGATCCACAAAGGCCACCAGCTCCTCGTCAAAGCCGGCAGCCTCCTGAGCCTTGATGATGGCGTCCTGCAGCATCTTCAGCGCGTCGGTGGTGGGATCGCCGGTGATGGCGGTGTTGGTCAGCGCCAGCTGTGCCAGCTTAGACAGCACGTAGGCATCCAGCTCGGGGATGACCTTGGTGCGCACGAACTCGCTGCTCACCTTGCTCATCAGCTCGGGGATACCGCTCTCGTCGGCGTCCTCACGGTCGATCTGGAAGGAGCGGCCGCGATCCATAGACAGCACGTACGGAGTGTTGCTGATGGAGACGGTGCCCTCCACGAAACCGGTGTCACGGTTGTAGTTGCCCAAAGCCTGCATATCCACCTCGGGGATCAGCACCGTCTTGGCGCCGATGAACTTGGCCTGGAGCACGTTGTCGATGAAAAGGCCGGTGACGGCCTTCTGGGTCAGAGCCTTGTCCAGCTCCTTCGCCAGTACGGAATTAAACTTTTCGCGACTTTCAGCAGTCAACATAATTTACACTCTCCTTTTTCGGTTAAAACACAGACTGCACACCTCTCATAACGGCAGCGGTTACGCTGTCCATCGCACCATCCGGCGGGGTATCCGTCAGACTACCGGTGGAGGCAGCGGCCGCTGCGGCTTGGGCTGCGCGGTTCTGCTCGATTTTTTTGCCTTCTCTGTGCTGATAGCGCAGATAGGCGTCGTACAGATGGCGGTCATTCCGCACCGCGTCGTCCACCACTTCCTGCGGGATGGTGGCGAACTCGCCGATGTTGGGAATTTCCTCGCGGAGCTGCACATATTCGGCAGCCAGTCGGTCGGTCAGGGACTGCTCCGCCTGCTGCTCGGCCTCCTGCGCCTGCCGCACACGTTCTGCGTAGGCGCTCTGTCTGGCCTCCATATCCACGCGGAACAGCTTCTGAGCCTCCTCCTCGTTGCCGCCTGTGATTCTCCGCTTTTCGTCCAGCAGGGTCTTTTCTTCGCGTTTCACCATCGAATCAACGAACTCCGGCACGGACTGCCCCCGACCGGCCGCCAACATCGCCAGCGCATCCCAGGTGGGCTGTTCCGCCTCACGCTTCATACCCATCTGGGCATACGCGAGCGTCTGTTCCCTGCTCAGATCCCTGGGTTTGTGGTTAAACTTGGCTGTCAAAAACGGTGCGGGGGTTGCCTCGGCGTCGGCGGCAGGGTCGGTCTGGGGCGTGGTGGGCTCCGTCGGATCCTCCGCAGGTACCTCGGCGGGGTTTTCCGCCGGCGCAGGGTCGGCGGGTTCGGTTACGGGTTCGGTAGGCATGGTGGCCTCTTCGGTCATAACCTGGGTGTTTTCATCCATTGTTTGTTCCTCCTTGCCCATGGTGAGGGCATCAAAGTATTGCAAGGCGGCTCACTCGCCGCTTGTTGCCGTGTTTTAGCCGCTTTAGCGGCCGCCTGGGGAATTGTCCCCCGCTACTCCTCCAAAATGGTGGTCTCATCAATGGGATCCTGCGGCTTGCCGTCGTAGGACATAAAGTTCTCGTGCTGCCGCCGTTCCACTGCCATACGCCGTCGATCGGCGTCGGTGACGGTGTTGCCGGCGGGCGGACGGTGGGGGCGCCGCGGTTTCTGTCCCGCCCGCTCCGACTCCGCCGCCTTGTCATAGGCCAGCAGGGCGATCAGCAGGGCAATAGCCGCCACCACTGCCGCAAACACACTCATAAATCCGTCCATCGGTATCGATTCGCTCCTTTCGTTAAATGGGATAATGTTTCGGAAACCTCGTGAATCTCCTCACGGAGGGTGTCCCGCTGCTTTTTGTCAGCGCCCTCGCGGCACTTTTTCTCGTACAGCTCGTTGAGCAGTGCCAACGTGCGCCGATAATCCTCAATGTGCGGATCGCTCACCACAAGCCACCTCCCCGCATATCCTCGGCGTTCACGCCGGTGGTGCTGGGTCTCGGTGTGCGGGGTTTCTCGGCAGAGGGACGGAAGTTGGCCACGTCCTCCATAGCGTACCGTAGGGCGTCCATCAGATGGTTGTTCCGATCCTCCGGCACGTTCTGGGTGGTGCCGGTGCGGTCCACCTTCCAGCAATAGGCGGCCAGCTCCGCCGCCGTTTGCATACAGCCGCGGTGTACCACGATCTTGTATTCCTGCAGGCGCGCGATACCGTTTATGACGCTGTCGGGTCCCTTTCGGGCAGACTGCAGCCGTCCGAGACCCAGCCGCCGCAGGTCGTCGTTGCTCTTGGGCTCGGCGGCGTCGGCGCGGATGCGTTCCTTTCCGTACCCCTTGCGTATCACCATGGCGGCGATGTCGCTGTTCAGCATACGGTGCTCATAGTGCTCGTCGTATACGTACAGCACCCGCTCCAGCGGGTTGACCGCTGCGGCGATAAAGGCGGTGGGGTCGTTGGTGTATCCGTAGTCCAGACCGAATACGTGGCGCCACTGCCACGGCTTTTCTTTGGTGATCTCCTTGATATCAAAGGTCTCCACCGTCCAGTTCTCGAACACCAGACCCTCCGAAATGCCCCAGTTACCCAGACCCGCCACGTCGTATTTGCGGGGATTTTCCTCCTTCATCCGCTCGTAGATGACGCGGTCGGTCTCATCCAGGAACTCGTTGCATAGATAATTGGTGGTCATCACCAGCGCATCTTTCGGCGGGTTGTCGAAAAAGCGGGCTTTCAGCCAGTGCTTTTCACTCCAGGGGTTAAAGGTCACGGTGGTCTGCTTAAACAGCGGCGGCGGCACCTCGCCACGGGGCGCGGACAAGTCCAGCTTGTCAAAGTCGGCCTCCCGCTCCATCTCAAAAGCCTCCTCGATCCACACCCAGCACAGGTATCCCTGCTCTACGGTGGTGGACGCCAGCTTCTCTACGTTATCGAATCCGCGGAAAAGGATCCGTTGCCCCGTAGGGCGATACACCATCTCCAGCGGGGACAGCGTGCACTTCCACAGATGCTCTACGTGCAGCCGTCGGATCGCCCACTTCAGCTGCGCATAGGTGCTGTCACGGTGCGTCCGTGCTACGTTGCGCACCACCAGCAGGTTGGCGCCGGGGTATTTCATCAGATGCCAGATGTACCACAGGGCGGTGGTGGTGCTCTTTTTGCTGGCCTTGCCGCCCTTCAGCACACGGTAGCGCTTGCGGCAGTTCCAGAAATCGCGGTAACCCGCTCCCACCACGTCCGGCAGATAGATCCTCGTTCCTTTCTCCATCACGGCTTCAGCTCCTCCTCACCGGTCAAAAACACGGGTCCGGCATCGGCAGAGGGCTTGTCGTCCTTGCGGAACATACCGATGTGCTCGCCCACCTTGGTCAGCGCCTTCACGGCGCCGGCGGCGTCAATTTGGTATTGTCCGGTGGGCTCCATCTGATGGGTGACGTAGTTCCACGCCTCCACCGGCACAGCGTTCATGCACATATCCGCCACCTTCATCAGCTTCAGCACGATGTGGTCCTGGTTGATCATCAGCCGCTTCCGCGTCTCCTGCTGCAGCTCCTCGATGCGGTCTCTCACTTCGGGATCCTTCATCAGCTTGCAGCCCTGCTTGGCGGCGTTTTTGGCTTTGTATCCGGCGCGGATGGCGGCTTTTGTCTGGTTGTAATCCTGTATGTATTCCAAGCAAAACCGATCTTTTTGCGGTGTCAGCGCCATCCTTTCACCTCTCTTTTCATAGCTCCTTCCCTTGCCTCCCTCTCGAGGGAGGTGGCGCCGAAGGCGACGGAGGGAGTTCCCGCCCGCAGGCGTTATCGTTTTATAAATAAGAAAAAGCGCCCTGCCTTGCGGCAAAGCGCTTTCCTTTGGCGTTTGTTTCTTCCGCCGATGGAACACGGCGCCGGAGTCACTTCGGCGCCGTGCCCTCTACGGCAAGAAAGGATGTTGGGCGCCTATGAACATACGCCCGAGGGAAACGGGGCGGATTTATCCCCCGCGCGGACGAAACCAGCCAACGTCCGCGGACAGCGGCGCTTTACGCCGCCCTTCCCTCCTGTGATGCGGCCATCGGTGGGGAGGACCACCGAGAAGTCACGGCCGCAGCAGAGAGACCGTTCCCCGCCTCTCTACAATACCAGTATACAGCCAAAATGAGCCGTTTTACTGTCAATTTACTGTCAACTTTTCCGCCCGCTCCGCGCTGTGTTCTATAACGTAGAACACCCGCTCCCCAGCTCCGAAACACACGAAAAAAAGCGCCCTGCCTTGCGGCAAAGCGCTTTTCCTTCGCTCCGTTCTTCCCGACATAGAAATAGAGGTAGAGTTAAAATTCGGAATCGTACCCGTGTGCGCAGGCGGCGTCTTCCCTTTTCTACCCCTTTCCGCGGGTTTTCACGTACCCCATGCGATAGGCGAATTCCCGCAGCGCCTCCCGATAGAGACGCCAGACGGTGCTTTCGCTGATGTACCACTCCTGCGCCAAACGGATGGCAACGGTGGTCGGATGCTCCCGCCCGCAGCAAAAGGCTTTGAGGGCGTCCCGCTGCCGTTCGGGCAGAGATGCCAGCACCCGATCCACCTGCTGTACGTGGGCGCGCTCCTCCGCCGTCCCCACCTCTGCCCGTATCCGATTTGCCTCCAGCTCCTTCAGAGCCTTCTTGGCTTTTTGCTTACCTTCCACCCGATTCACCTCCTTACGTTTCGCGCATCTTTTTCATCCGTTCCCACCCGAGAAAATCCAATATCCCGCGGGTGTTGTACCGTATCCGATAGGGGACCGCCTCCTGGCGGGTCATATACTTATGGCCGAATTTGTCGCCCATCTGTTTCCAGTCGTCCCAGGGCACCAGGGCGAACACGTCGCCGAAGGATACCAGGACAAAGCACAGGGCGTTCATCCGCTGCCGGTCGTCCAGATACTCCCACTGGGTGTCGCTCACCTCGCTCTGGTGTATCTTGCCGGTGCGGGTGGACTTGGCGTCAAACATCACCGACCGACCGGAGGACAGGGTGCCCTGGAAATCGGGTTGCGCCTTTTTGGCAAAGCAACAGAGGAATTTCCCGTCCTCCAGCCGCTGCAGCACCTTCATAGGTTCGGGGGTCTTGTCGATGGCGGCCAGCCCCACCGCCTGATAGAATTCGCAGGCGGCGATGATCTGTTCTTCCAGCGCATCGCCCTGGGCTTTGTTCTTGGCGCCGATGAACCGCGCCCGCGCCAGCTCCTGCACCGTCTTCATCGGCATCCCAGCTCGCTGGCAATAAAAATAAGCGTGTCACGCAAGACGTTTGCCTTCTCGTAGTGCACTTCCATCATATCCCGCATATTCCCTATGGGGCGATGCGGGCACTCCAAGCTGTCCGAAGGAACCAACGCGGCGCGGATCAGACCCACCAGCGCCAGCGATTCCTCAAGCACCTTGTCGCTGGCCGCCAACGATTCAGACAGCGGCGTCGGCTTGTATTCGCACTTCGTTTCCGGTACCGGCATACATTTCATTTCACTGTTCATTACTCTTCCTCCTGTTCAAACGTTTTTCGTAAAATTTCATTTACGGGAGCCAATGGGACTCTGTAATCCAAACAGTCTGCATACGTCGAAGAGATCGGCGTATTGACTAGCTTAACCACGGTGGGCTTGATGCTCATCACCACATACCCTTCTTGGAGGAATTTCGGGTCTTCCATCCCAAAATCCACATACACCAACACACTGCGACCGGTATATTCCTGCTTCTCGGGATCGAACTCGTTGAGTGCCAGCAGATCACCCACCATAAAATTGCGGTCATTCTTCCGGATCTCAAAAGTTTTTTGTCCGGACAAGACCTCCTCGAAATAATAGGGCTCGATTTTCAATGCGTGAATCATACTTTCTCCTCCTTCGGTTTGGTTTCTGTAATCGTCACGCCCCACCCGCAGGCGCAGGTGCGGCGGAAAATCCCTTTGTCGCTGTCCACTTCCAGCGTCCCTTGCCCGTTGCCTACGTAGATGCTGGAGCACTGGGGACATTTTGTGTACGCCTCCAGCAGATAGCACACGTCGCGCAGAGTCACGGCGCAGCCCTCCTGTTCCATTCACCGATGGCAACATGCTTAGCACCCACCGGCTTCCGCGTTCTTCCACGGCAGTGTTTCTTTTTGCATTGGACGCTGTATTTTTCAGCCAGTCCATAGGCTATCGTTATTAGCTCCGCCTTTCCTCCGCAGAAAGGACAGGGTTTTATTTCGGTCATACCACGTATCCCTCCTGTCGCATGCGCTCCACGGCCTTGGGATACCCCAGCCACTCGCCGGTGAGCTTTTTGTGCATAGCCTGCCAGCTGGCGATGGTCTCCAGAGTGGCCGGCTGCAGCTTGGCGTCCTCCAGTTTTCGGCGGGCCGCCTCGTGGCGGCGGTGCCGCTCGGGATAGTCCAGCTCGGTCATCCCCCGCTCCCGACATTGATCGCTGCAAAACATCGCCTTGCTGGAATAGCAGAGAAACACCGCATCACACACGATGCAGATGGCCTTCTTGGCACTCCTATGTACCCCGCTCATCCCGCACCACTTCCTATCTCTTTCGCGACTTCATCAACAATCGCATAGCAATCATGCTCCATTCCGTACCGGTCAAAGGCGCTTTTCACCTGCTCCACAAACTCACTGGTTGCTTCGGCTCTTGCTTTTTGAACTAACTTTGCGTGAAGTCTTATATCCCTTTCCTCGTCGTACTGGTTGAGGCGGGATATTTGAGAGTTCAACCGCTTAATCTTGGTCATTTGTCGGTTGATAAGGTCAATAGTTTCTTGATGAAGAACTGCCGAACACATAGGTTGACCTTTCAAATAACAATCATCACAAGTATAGTTGCTATGTGAACAACCATTAGAAGAGCTTGTGCATATTTTCAAAGCCTTAATAATCTCGTTATCGTCAGCATCACACTCTCTTGGCGGCACCTCGCACACCGCGAAGGAAACGTCGGGCGGCAACGTGGGGCAGTAAAACGCCTTCAGGCCGCAGATCATCTTCACCTCGCCGTACGGTGGAAACGGCAATTTTGAGAAGAACATCTCGTCATTGATCAACACAGCGTTAGCCTGGATGCACCGTCTCTCCGCTTCTACCTGTGCGCGGCGGATGCCCTCGATAATAGACTCCCGCCCCGTGATGTCGGTAAATATGTCCGGCTCTTCTGCAGAGGCGGGCATCTTCAGCCGCTCCCTAGCCGCCATGGGCGGCGTGCCTCCCTTGTGTAAAGGGAGGTGGCCGAGCGTAGCGAGGTCGGAGGGATTGTCCCCTCCCGCTCCGCATGCTTTACATTCTTTCGGCGGCGGAGCATCGGGATCCGCCGTCACCACCAGCGACCCGCACTGCTCACACACCCATCCGGGCAAATACTCGGGGTCGGTTTGCTTAATCCACTTCATCGAGCGGCACCTCCTTTTTGAGAATGTCGTCGATCACCCTCACGGTTTCCGTAATAAGCGGGCCCGCTGCCATACCGGTGAGTAGGTCGGCCACACCTTCGATATATCCCAGCGCCCGCTGCATCTCCATTTTTGCTTTCACAGTCACTATTCATCATCCTTTCTCGTATAGCCAGGTGGCACGGCGTCAGCCGTGACGGAGGGAGTCCCCTCACTCCTCCCTGGGTCTTCCGGTCTCCAAAAACGTGACAAACGCATCGAAGT